TCAATAGCCACCGGCGCGCCGGAGCTGCCAACACGCGACTTTACAAACCGCTTATAGTTGTCAGACTTGACGAAACGGTCAGCCATACTCAGGCCCTTAACCGATTCGTCCACCGTACCGTTAGCGGGCGCTTCGGTTTCCTCGACGTCAGCCGCCATAGAGGCCACAATGCCCTTGGTTTCTTCCACAGCCTGTACCGCGTTATAGAGTTCCTTTAGGCGCTCAGCGCCCTTTCGGTATTCTTCTAGGCGTTCCTGGCTGTATTCATTCTGTAGGTCAGCTTCGAGCCCCTTAACCTTTGCGGCTAGCTCGGCGTGCTGCTCCCTTAGCGTCTTTGCCATTTTTAGTTTGTCCTTTAATCAGGTAGTGTCAAGTATTCCTTGACCTGGTTTGCGATTCGCTTCAAAGCCTCGTCGTGCTTAATGCGCCCTGCATCCTCGCTAGACTTGCTATCCGCTTCCCCGCTCGGGGCCTGATTGATTAATGCTTTTAGTTTAGCTACTTCTTCGTTGGTGAACAAAGGGGTGTTTGACACTGCTTTAACATCGTCAATACTAGTATCAGGGTTGCAACCGTGAGGCACAACTGACACTTCTAGCAGGTCTAGTTCGCGTAGTTCGTTAGCTTTGATGCCGTTTTCTACCTCAATGGTTGCAGAGTCAAGCACGCGGAACGCGAAGCTCATTTCCGCAACCTGCTTGTTCTTCAGCAACTTATGAACCTGTTTAGCCATGGGGTTATCTGTGTCGATAGTGGCGTCAACCTTGAGGCCGTGGTCGTCCTCTGTACATTTAGCCCACCCAATATAGGCGTTAGGGTTAGCGTCGTTGTGTAGCCACAGTAGGGGAATATCGCAACCCTTAGCCGCCCAATCAGCCAGGGTCTTGGTGAACGCACCCTTAGCCACCACATCCCCGGCATAGTCAGGGGTGCGAGTCCAGGTAGACGCATAGCCAGTAAACCCTGCCTGTTCCGGGTTGGCTTTCACGCTTGCCGCGTTCTTGTAAAGAATCTGTGTCATTTTAATTACCACTTTCTACTACTACGTAGCATGTACAACCGGCCACTTCATCGACGCCGCCCGCTGGATCATGCGGCCACTGCATGCCGTTGCTAAACAGTTTACCGGTGCCGACACTTTGCCCGTTCATGCGGCGGTGACTAGCACGGGGGTTAGGGCTTGGCGTATACCAAGTCTTTTTACCGCCCTTGCCGGGCCGGGCTTGCTGTACAGCTTCGTTAGCGGTGAATGAGCTCAACGCACCCAGCAACATTGCCGCGCTGCGCTTAGCGCGCTTGTCTGTCTCTGTTTCACTAAACAGCGTAGCAGTGTCACCTGCATTGTCTAAAGCTTCCTTAATGGCCCTATAAGTAGCATCGTTAACCATGCGGGCACGGCTCTTTGAAACAGCCGACAAATAGCCAATACATTTTTCTAAAGACCATTCTTTATCGGGGTCAAAGCCCAATGCTTTAGCCGCCTTTGGCCCCATGTCAGCCACAGCCAGCTTGGATAGCTTAAACAGATCATCGGCTAGTTCTTTAACCCACCGGTCTTGCTCCCACCATTCCTCGCTTTTGCTTCCTAGCTTGGCTTGGATGCTACGCCCTTGCCGTGCATAGAATTTAGCGAACATTTCAGCGGCTTTATCTTCCCAGCCACCAATGAGAGTGTTTGCTGCTAACTGGTGTGAGTCGTTTTCTTCTTCCGGTTCAGGGGCGGCTTTAACAACCGTTTCATATGCCTGTTTTTCGTTTTGACTCCCTGAATCGTGCGGGGATGCTTGGCCACCAACAAGGACGTTTAGTGGCGTGACTAGTTCGTCGCCACCCTCAATGCTGTTTAGCTCGACCTTTGCGCGCGCTTCGTTTGTGGTTAGGAACGGGCGGCCAGTGGAGGATACAAGCAAGCTTGCCTGTTCCTGGAATGAGCCACGCAACTTAACGTCAACATGGGCTTTAATATAGTTGTCGGAGGGTTGTTCAAGCATGGCCACAAGCGGGTTTACGGACTGTTCAAGGGCTGTAATGTATGGCCCTAGGTTGTCCCTATATAGGGACTGCCTAAACGCTTCCTGGTTGGCGTAGGTGCCCTCACGGATGCCCAGCAACTCTGGCTGGATATGGTAGGCGGCGCAAACCTCAACGGCAGATAGCTTGCGCGCTTCCAGGTCATCAACTAGGGGTACTTGGTAGTTGCGGTCTACCCATTTCATGCCCTCATCTAAAAGCATGGTGCCGCCCGCGCGGTTGTTGCCGCTAGAGAATTGGCGTAATGAGCGTACAAAATTGTTGCGCGCTTCCTGGCTTGGCCATTCCGTTTCACGCTGCACAATACCCGTATGTGTGGCCGCGTTGCGCATAACCTCATCACGGTATGCCAAAGACTGTTGACTCTGTGAAATGATCTGCGACAACGTAACAATGGGGGACGTGTAGCCGCGCGCAGTTTGGCTATACCCCATGTCAAACAGTACCGTTTTAGGGTCCAGGTCAACGGTTGTTCCATCATTAACAGACACGCGGATAGTTTGCGCACGCTGCAAACCATCGGTAATGATAGTTCCACGGTATGGGGGTACGCGAACAAGGTTATATTCGCCGGTCTCGGTGCGTTGCACTAGCACAATCCAATAGTCGTACAGCAAATAGTCAACCAGCACCCTATACCAAAACCGGAACGGGGTTAGCCTGTTGCCAGGGTTGCCAAGCACTCTAGCTAGTTCGCCGTCGCGCACACGTTCGCGCCCGTTATCGGCATTGCGCTTATAGACGTATAGCGGGATAGACGCAATATTGTTGGCGATAAACTCAACCACCATGCGCACGTTAGGTTGGGTACGCCAAATATTGGATACGTTAATGCCGTTAGTGGGCTCAAAGCCAATTAACGGTACGGGAGGGTCCACAACGTCGAGCACAACGCCGTTGCCGTGCCCTAACGTTTCGTTAAGTTCTGAAAGGGTCGAAAATATCATTCAGCACACCTGCACTACGCATGGGAGGGGCACAATAATAGAGCCCAGAATTTCAACCGGGGTTGGGGTTGGGTTCTGTACTGTTGGGGGGATAAGCTGCGAACAGTTGATTAGCGTGATTGCGTGCTTGTCTACGCGGCTTAGGGTTCCCCTAATGCTTGCGTCCCCAATATCGACTGTGACGATTGCCGCGACGTAGCGGCGTAAAGTTCTATACATTTTGCCCTATCATTGTATGGACATATATATCTAAATTAAGTCTAGCACGCCAGACTCATAAATAGAGGTTGTCTTCTTGTTGACATACACCGTTTCTAGCCACCACAAAGCGGCGGTGCAAGCAATTAGGGGCGAGATGTCACGGCTACTGTTGCGCCTATCCCACATCCAGCCGTCACCCGCGTTGCGCTTGACCGCTGCGGAAGCGGCCAGGTCTAGGGCTTCCTGGCCACGGTGTGCTAATGGTGTTCGGTCAGGGTTTTCTTTTTCTGCCGCCATAACCCGGTCATAGAAAAGGCCACAGCCTAGCGTCACGTCCGAACCTTGCCATTCACGCACTCTTAAGCCGGGCACTTTCTTCAAGTGGTCTATTAGTGCCGCTGCGGGGCAACCTTTGGAGTTAACGACCACGTCAACCGGGTTAGCGGGGTCCACCCAGGAAGTGAACCATTCTGGAACCCATTCCTGCCAGTTGCGGCTAGCGCGGCCAGCACATATTTCAACCTGCGGGCGTCCGTCGCTGTTTATGCCAGCTGCGGCCACATATGCTAGGTCACGGTCCCATGAAACATCCACCGCGAAAACGGCGGGGTTTTCGTCAGGGATAACACCGGCCATGTCTCGGCACTTGTCCCAAGCGCCGTGCGCGAACGGGCCTTCGTACATGTCAAGCACCCACTGGCATAGGCACTCGGTCCTAAATTCTGCTTCGGGTTGTGCTGTGGCTGTTTTGATAACTGCGGGGTCAATCACCCAACCGATAGCGGGGTTAGCTTCGAGCCAGCCGTCCCGATCCATAATTGACCTGCCGGGCTTAGCTGACCATTCGAACAAGCCCACGCTGTCATCATCTTCTGCACCGTCTTTGACTTGGAGGGTCAACCCGTTTTCTTTTTCATCTTCCCGAACAATGCCGTCAGGGTCACCAAGGGCCTTGTGGGCTTGTTTGCGGTAGTGCATTAGAACAGCTGACGAAATATCGCCCGCGTTGCTCAAACCCCACACTTGGGCGTTAGGGCGGGCAATAATCGTGTTGGCTACAGCCGCCCAAACAACCCAGTTTGTTTGTTCGCGCAACTCATCCAGCAACACAAGGTCACTGGATAAGCCACGGCCAGCTTTACGGGTTGCGGCCTTAACTAGATAGGTGCTTTCAGCTCGTTCACCTGTTGGCCCCTCACAAGCCACGGTTAGGCTTTTCTTGCCGTTAGTGTTATTAACGTTCCGGATATAGTTTTTGAGTATCGGGTTACTTTCGACAACCTCAACACAGCCAGCCAGCAAGCCCTCGGCTATGGACAGGTCTTGAGCAGTGCCGACAACTGTCGGTTTACGCAAGCCGAACATAAAAAACAAGCTAATTACCTGCGCCACGGTTGACTTGCCGTTCTGTCGCGCCACCAACAGGAAAACGTATTTAAACCGTAACCTGTGGCCGGGGGCGGTCTCTAAAGCCCTAATCAGCAGGGCTTGCTGGAATGGCAATAGCTGCACCCCAAGGATGTTTTCAGCGAAAAAAATGCACGCATAGCCTAGGGTTGTTTCAGGCGTCAAAGGGCGTAACGGGGGCGTGCAGATGCGTGGTTCCCGGTTGCCTTTAGGCCCGTCATACCCGGCTACCTTGAACTTGCATTTAGCTTCAGCTTGGGCCAGGAACTCCCAATAGTACGCCCCTTCGGGGCTATTCTTATAGTCTTTAGGTAGCGTTGGTGGTTTCAAAACTGTAAAGCCTTTGCAATGTCGTTTTGTAGCTTGTTCATGCCAGTTCCCTTGCCTTGACGCTGCCGGCGTTCCCACGCCGCCCGCGTGTTAGGGGACAATCCCAGCGATTCACTAATTTTGTTGTAGGCAAGCATCAGGTCTTTAATATCCCTAGTCGTATATGACTCTAGGTCTAGCAAGGCGTCATCAATTTTTGACCCCAAGTCGGTTAGCGCCTGAATCTGCCCTGCGTCAGCGCCGGTTAGCCAGTCTGCGCTAGCAATTGCCGCCTTGGTTTCGCCATATAGTGTTTTGTGTTCACTCATTTGTTTTCTTTCCCCACTGCCGCGACTGGTTGCCGATTGACGGCATAGCCTGTTTGCCTGTGCCCTTGATCTTGTTGCACTCTTGGTGCGCTATCTGCAAATTAGCGGGGTCTAGGCGCAACTCGGGGGCGTAAATCCAGGGTTTAATATGGTCTACGCTCGGCGCGTCCCAGTCGTTGGGGTTGCGCGTCGTGTAATTAATCGGTTGCCCACACAATGCGCACGGTAGCTTGTTGTAGCGTGCGTTGCGCATAAACGCTTTTTGGACTCTACGCCATCGAGAGCCGCGAACTTCTTTGCTCATAGCCCACAGTATACAGTTAACCCCCTTGCTTATTAAACGACTGTCTAACAAGCAAGGGGGCAACACACCCAATCCCCGACGATGCGTTCATTTAGCATCGCCCTTAAGGAAGATACTACACGCTATCGGCGTTTTGGTCTAGGGCGCATTTTGGACTTATACGCCCGTATTTCGGCGGACGCTTTGGTCAGGATGTCTAACAAAATTTTTTCGTTAGGCAACTTGCGTTCTTCCAGCGGCTTTGACCGACACGCTTCCATGTCTTCAACTGTTTTCTCAACTGTTGCGACAAGGGCCGCGTAAGCTAAAAGCTCATCCTCAACTAGACGCTCGATGTTATCTTCCTTGGCCAGGAACTCGCCGCGTATATCGTCAAAAACTTGTTTAGCGGTGCGGGCCATTTAGAATACCGAAATACGGTTGTTGCGCGTTAACCACTGTTTCTGGTTGGTTGCTTCAACCAGCAGCAACCACGCGGCAGCCAAACCGATTACTTGAACAATTTCATCCAACAAGTTTCCGGCGTGTTCCTTGTCGTATGTCAAAGCCCTTGCCACCTCGCCGTATTCTTCCATGAACGCCATGATTTTAGAATATTCAGGCATTAAGGGAGAATCGAACGTATGTTCGCCGTGCTTAGCCTTGGCGCGCTGCCATTCTGTGTAGGTTAGTTCTGCAAGCTTGTCGGCGGTAATCTTAGGGTCAATCACCTTAAGCATGTGGATAGATGCTTGAATAACAGTGCGGAGGTTGTTAGCGGCCACAGCGGGCTTGTACTTGTACCAAACACTGTTCATGTAGGCGTTAAACGCGGCGGTCATGTCCTTTAGTGCCGCGAACGTCTTAAACTCGAACTGCGCCTTGGCTAGTTCTTCACCTGCCAGGTTCGGGAACGCCTTTAGGTGGTATTCCTTGTCTGGCGTGGATAGCCATAAGGCTTTAACGGTTTCTTTAAACTGTTCTTCCATTTTCTGTACCTCCATTTGTTTAGAACGCGGGGCTTTGCGGGTTAGCGTCCCAGCTTCCGGGGTTGTAGTCGTAGCCGTTGCCGCGCGGTTGAGGCTGATAGCCGCCTTGCTGAGACTGGTTACTGTAGTTGCCGTTAGGGTTGGCCATGACGCGGGCGCAAGCGGTCTGTAGGCTAAGCCCACAGTGATCAACGTTAATGCGCTCGTTGGTGCGCTGACTGCCTTGCTTGTCCGTGTAGAACTCGGTGGTTTTACGGCCAGCCACAACAACGCGGTTGCCCTTGGTTAGGCTTTCGGTGATGTTTTCGGCCATCTTCCCGAACGCTGTGCAAGAGTAATAGCAGGTGCCCACATCCTGCCAGCTACCGTTACGCTGTTCACGGTAGCTAACCGCCACGGTAAAGAAACAGTACGGCTTGCTGTTGCTCTGGCTGAATTTGAGTTCAGGGTCACGGGTGAGGTTGCCCTCAATAATGATATAGTCCACTATCTTTCCTATCTGTATGGTTTGTTATTGCGCATGTGGTCCGTACTTTTCGCTTGTGGTGGGATATACGGTTAGGGTGAACCCGGTCCCGTAGTAGCCGTCGCCGCCGCCCTCGAAACTTACTAGGGGGGTGGGGCCGTAATTGCCGTTCACCATTACAAAAATAGTGTAAGTTTCGTACCCTAGATCTTCCACATCTTGACTATGCCTAGCATAGGCGCCCATGATCCGCGCCTGAGCACTGCCACATGCGCAAGCTTTTTCGATGTAATACCAGTCGTTACCGCAAACCTCGCACCCCTCATTGCCGTGGGCAACAAGGGCGATGCCGTTATCGAGAGTGAAAATAGCTTCCAGTGGGGCGCAACCGTCACCGTCAACGACAGTAACGCTGGTTACATATCGCCCGCGTAGAACGTTCGTGTATTCTTCAGCGGTGCTATTCTGGTCTAGAACAATGCTGTTACCCGTTATTAGTTCTCCTTTTCTGTGTGTTTCCATAGTCGTTCGATGCGAGTGTCAAACCAGCTCAACACCCACGCCATTAATAGTATCGTGAAGAAAACGGCGGTCAAGGAAGAAACAATTAATGAGACCAGCAACACAGTTAGCCAGAATGGGCCTAACCCAACCAGCAAAGCGGCCCCTTTACTGGCGCTAACAGCTAGGGCCGCGCTCATTTGTTCTTCACTTCTTCCAGCAGCATTAGCACCCACACCACCGACCCCATAAACACGGCCAAGCCGAACCCGATAGGGATAAAAACTAGTGTGGCCGCGAACGTACCAGTCATATAAGACACGGCCCCAGCAAGCCAAGTAGCCATAGCCTAATCACCGTCTCGTAAACCGGCTACGAATGTAAGCGCGCAGCAAGCAACAGTAACAACTAAGAGCAGCAACTTAATAAGACACATTCCCGCTATTCCTTAACGTCATCAGCTGCTTGGGTGTCGGCCTCACGCTTCCTGCGACGCTCATATCGCCAATCGCTAATGTCATCACAGATGTTTACGCAAACCTCGCACACATAGGCGGCGGCGGCTAGAATACAGAACCACACGAACGGGGCGGCCCAAATAATCACAGCCCAAGTAGCGAACGTGCTCATTTGTTTTCCTCACTTTCTTCGATAATCTCTGCTTCTTCATACACCACGCCGCCAACAACCGGGGCGGCGTCAGCTTCGGGCACATCGTTCGGCTTAACCTTAGCTGGTTTGCGTTTACGCTGCATGGGCTTAACCTCAGCCTCGCCAACGTTAACCGATTCTTCCTCAATACTAGACAACCCAGCCAACACTTCGGGTGCGGCACGCTTGCACGCCTCAGACAAAGCACGAGCATAAAGCATCTGTTGCGGATTCGTCGCATAGCGCTTGTTTGACATATACCCGGCTTTCTGGGCTCGCTCAATAGTCCAGGTAGCGTTGTGGATAATTTCTGAACCCTTCTTAGAGACACAGACGGTTACGCTATCGTCCGTGGTTTCTTCGGACCAGATTTCATATCCGGCGCCCTTCACTAGGGCGGCCATGGTTTCGGCGTACATCGCCGGGCGGCCATTAACCACATACAGGGCGTTAGCGGCGGTAAACGGGTCCATACCCATAGCCGCGCCCTTCACAATCGCCACGGCCAGTTCAGGCGCTTTGCCAGACCAAGCTTTAGGCACAAACTCGGTATAGGCGAGTTTGTCCGCAATAGCCTTAGCGGCCAGTAGTGAGGTATCAAACGCTTCAAGCCCAGCCTGTACAGCGAGGGCGCGCGCCTCATAGTCGTTCTTGTTATCCACGGTGGCGAGAGCCTGTTCGCTCACTTCTTCGATCCTTTCTTATCCTTTTTGGTTGAAACCCAAGAGTTAATTTCTTTGACACGGTCGGCTACAGCCTTAACGGCCAGGAACGCCTTCCAAGCGTCCCTAATTTCGGGGCCACGGTAGAGAGTGGCTTCATGCGGGGTTAGGTGAATAACCCCAATACGATCAACAGGGATCATTGGATACAGCTTGCCGTCGTTCCCCTTGTAGTAGTCGGCGTTCGCGTATGCTGCGCACTGCATGAAATACTCACCATGCACGCTATTTGAGGTCTTCAGATCGAACAACCAGACGTCGCCCTCAAACTTGGCGATAAGGTCAGCCGTACCCGCATAGGCATGCATAGTTGAGGCTAGGGGAACCTCAGTGGCGATAGCCTCGAACGTGGGGTTATTGTCTAGCCACGTCAGGTAGGCGTCAAGGTAGGGTCGTAGTTCGGGGGCTGGTTCGATTTCCTCCCAGTTAACCAACTGCTCGGCCAAACTGTGTACAGCGGTTCCCTTGCGGGCCTTGCTGTCACGGTAACGCCACGGCGCGGACTTGAGGCGGTTAATGAGGTCCCCGCGCGCGTCACCGCCGCGCACTTCCAAGGTGCGGGCAATGTTTTCGGCCTCATCCACCGCCGCCTCAGCGACCATTTTAGCGGCCCAATACATCAAATACGGCTTGGGGAAACCACTACCAAGAATAGTTGTGACCGACGGGATGTTTTCACCATCCAGCGTGTAGCGGTGTTTAACTTCGTCAAACTCTAGCTTGTGTCCCATGTGTGTTCACTCCTTGTTCTGTGTACTATCAATAGGCGCTTCGTAGATACCTAACGCAACCTCCATAGATCGTATTAGTTCCTTTTTAAGCTCCATGATTTCGTTTAGTAGTTTCTCGATACGCTTTTCCCGCTTGGTGCGTGGATCAATAGCTTGTGTGGCTTCCAGCTTAGCTAGCCACGCTTCGCGGTTAGTCAGGTGTAGGCGAGTTTCGATAATGTGTGCTAATTCGTCTGGCTTAGGTGTGCGTGGGTTCATGATTTTCTCCCTATATGGCGCTAGTTTACGTAGGGTTGTTGAGGTTCGGCCACCGTGCAACCCGAAAGGGGGTATGCCCTCCAAAAGCCCCATTTGTAAGCACTCGTTTTTCACGGGGCAATGCTTGCAAAGGCCGTTAATTACCTTGTCGGTGTTAACTCGTTCGGTGGAGTCTTTCGGGTAGAACAGGTCCAGGGGCAACCCTTTACATGTGGCTTTGTCTTGCCAGCCGCTACCGCCGATGCGGCTAAACCTGCGTTGCAGCTCGGCTAAGTGTACTTCTAGTGCTTCACTGGCTGTCATCATCGCTTGTCTTACCGTACCCTTTCCTTGTTAGGTGTTCTTGCCGGCTTTTTTCGGCTTCTAATGCCTGCAACAATAGGGACATCCAGTAGTTGACGTTAGCAAAATCGGGTCCGCTTAGGAATATGGAATGTGGCTCTTCTAGGTCTGCGCAGTCGTGCATGTTCACTCCTTTCGTGTGTCTTAATTTTATCGGGGTGGAGGGTAAGAATCAACCAACGCGCAAGTGTTACATATCACATTGCATGCGTGGGGGCTTTGATATAATTAGGGCGTGAAAAACTTATACAACCGCCTGATTATCTGGCTTAATTCTCCCTGCCCTAACAAGGTAGCTAACACTGTGTTCTATGCTGTCGCCTTTGCGGTAATCGTGGCTTGCTTCCTGGCTTTAGTGGGGGTGTTGGCCGGTAAGGACACTGGCAAGACCCAACCAACCCCAACCCCAACCGTTAGTGCGTCCGCGCCGACGCCCACAACCACCGCTAGCGCTTCGCCTAAGCCCGCCCAGGTGCCCAGCGCCACGCCAACCAGCATTCCTACCGGCGTGCCCAAGAGCGCCCGTAAGATTTGCTCAGAGTATGGCGAGAAACTGTACCCCGGCGGCTTCTGGTTGCTGAAGAACAAGGCACAGTCGCGCGAATGGCAAGACCCCCAAACCGGCATCATGTACATTGACTACCCCGTACACGTCTACACGCAAGACGGGATCGAGAAGAAATACATGGACTGCCAGCTGCAACGCGGCGAAGACGGCTTTATGTATGTGACCAGCTTCCAGCTTTTATAAGCCAAGCTGAATAGAGAAAAGGGTCTAGGCGGAGTTAAGCCTAGACCCTTTTCTCATCCACACGCCTTTGTGTGGGGGCGGCGGCGATTGGGGGAGGAGGTGAAACCCTTTTCGCCGTCGCGTTTATTGTATACACAAACAGTCATGGCCACAAAGGGCGATACGTGCTTCCTTTGTGGCCATGTTGTTTAGTTAGGCACTACATGCGAACCGGCTAGTGTTTGTAGTTTTGCTTTGACTGCTTCCACCTGTGCCGGGTCTACATCCTCGCCGCCGCTAGGAACGCCTGTAAGCCGTTTTACGGGGATTTTATTAACGTACCCTACCCAGGGTACCTTATCGGGCTTAATAGCCTCGCTAAGGCGGCTTAGAAGGCGTTCAGGGCGGGTTTCAGGTTCCCTACCCTCAACCGCCTTGTAACACATAACAGCCGCTAGCCCGTTACGGTCAGCTTCTTCAAGACTCAAACCCTCACCAACAGCCCACAGCCAGCCGCGCGCATAGGCGCATTGATCCACCGCGTCACGGTCACCAACCGGAACAGGCGTGCGCTTACACACTTCACGAATACGGCCCTTGCGGAGCCTTTCAGCCGCCGCCATAAGGTCCCGTGGGGTAACAACCCCATACTGCTTTTCAACGGCCCTACAGACGGCTAACGTAGCGTCCTTAAGCACACCGTCGCTAACGACGTCCCCAAGGACAAGGTGCCACACGCTGACCTTGTCTTCGAGATTGTCTTCAGGGCCAATCTTAACCAGCCCGCACTCGGTCAACATGGCCAGTGCTGCTGCCACAGCTTGCTTAGAACTCATTTTCGTTTTCCTCCCATTGTGTGTTGTTGTTTTGGTCTTCAGCGGCTTGCATGGCGATAGCCGCGAAACGCTGCATAGTGGATCGGGCGCGGGGCTGGTAGTCGCCGTCCCATAGACCCTTGTTCAGCCAAGTAGTAGGCATGTGGTAGTAGGCGGGGTTCCAACCGGCCTTGTAGCGTTCTAGTCCCTCCATGATTTCCTCAAAGGTTGCTTCACCCTTGCGGATCACTTGTTGCCATTTTGCGTAGGCGCCTTTTTTGCCAACCCTGCGCGCTTTGGGGAATGCTGCCCAGAACTGTTCGAACTCTGCGCTGTATGTGGCCCGTTTGCGAGTGCTCTTGGTTTCCACAGGCTCTGAAAAGTTATCCACAGGCAAGGGCAAGTTTTCCACAGGTTCAGGCGTTGAAGTGTTGCTGACAAGCTGCAAACGCGGTTTTTTGCCCCTATAAGTTAACTTACTAGATTGTAAGTTATTAGTAACTGACTTATTAGAAGCTAATATATCATCTTTACTAGAGTAAGCTTTATTATCATTAACGTAGGTATCATCTTTACTAATGTAAGAGTTAACACCAACATCTTTATTATTAATATCTATTATGTGCGTTTTTTTGAACTTTGTCAAGAGCTCTACGCTCACAGCGTAATCAGATTGAGGAAACGTTGAAATTCCAACGATCATACTGTTTAACAAGTTATACACCATGTCGTCCAGGTCACTTTTTTCTTCGAAATTTTTTTGCACGCGTGACATAAGGTTAAAAGTGTTTTGCATCAGTGACATAATGTCGCGCAAACGGCGTACCAAATTATCAGGATCAATCCTATCAACCAGATCACGCAAACCCTTATCCACCTGCGCAAACGTAGACTTGCGGGAGTTTCCCACAGCCCAGTTAGCACCATCCATAGCCAAGCATGAAATGACAACTAGGCTAGATGCGTCATAAAAGCTTGCAACCACGGCATTAGCAACACGCTCTTGCCCTAGATTGATCCAAGACAAAAACCCGCGCGGACCAACCAACCCTGCAACCGGATCAAACACAATCAGGCCAGCCGCCATTAACTCGAACCCAGCTGCCATGCACTCGCGGTAAGTCAAATCCGGGCACAGAGTGGCCAGCACTTCTTCATCCCAGCGACCCACACCACAAGCAGACAGCCCAGGATGCGCACAGACGGCCAAATAAAGCAGCTTAGCCCTAACAGATAGGCCCCTAAATTCTGGCCCCGTAAACACGCTCCTAGGCGCCTTAAACAGATCGTTACTCATTCCTGCACTCCCTCAACAGTCGAAACCCAACACAACAAACCCGGCTGGATCGGGTAATCAGCGTAAACCTTGCATGCGTCAACATGGACAATTCGTGAATCCTCACGCAAAACGCGCGGACCACTAGACGGACACAGAGCATCGCCGACAGCACGAACCAGCTTATCCAGATCAGGCTTAACAGCCGGAACCCAAAACCTTGGGCGCTTAGGACGCGGCAAAACAAAAACCAGACGCAACCGCACTGGACCATCCAACGGAACATTCACGTTAAGGCCCCTAGCGGCCTCATACGCGGCCTTAAACACCAAGCCACGCCACCTAGTAAGGGCCGCGCCCTTAGAGTGCCTTAAATGGCCATTACGCAAAGCCACCATCGAACCCTGAGACACCGGCACACCCGAAACCCCAAAAAAGAAACTAGCCAACCAAAACACCACCCTTACCCAGACGCAAAACTTCAGCACGCAACAGCAAAACGCCGTTAGTGTTCAACGGCACAAACTCGCGCAACTCTCCACGCTCAACCAACTTGATCAAAGACCCGCGCGACTTAGGCGACAACCCCAACAGCTTCAAAGCCTCACGGCGCGTAACAAAGTCAGTACGCTTAGCGCCACGCGGCCATTCTTCCAGCCGATCCTCATTCCTGATAGGCATTAGCCATTCCTTTCTAGTCAACGATTGTTGAACAACGTACTCATATTCTAACTACACCTCAACTACACCTCAACTACACCTCAACTACACCTTTTGTA